CTTGAGCTTCAACTCTTTGGCGATGTAGCTAAAAAGTATCACGATTTAAGGAAAACCTTAGAAGTTGAGCAAGTTGCTATCACTACTAGGAATATCAAACAAGCATACAACCTTGTAAGTGTAGGGTATTCAGAAAGCGAAGCATACGAAATTGTGGTTAAATCAATCGTATCTGATAATATTATTCAATCTTATTCATTACTATAATGCCAAGAAAATCAACCAAAAAGAGTAGTAGCAAGTCTGCTACTCTTATCACATTCAAATATGCAAACCTTAATGAGTTGTATGTTGACCTTATCAAAGCTAATGGACAACAGAATACTAATTATAAGTGGGCTTGCGATAAAGAATATGACAACGTAGAAGCAGCTAACAAGGGCTTATTTGAGTCTAATGTAGAATTGTATAGGAAAGCTATTCAAAGTCGCAAGGATGTACAAATACAAGTACAAAACAAGTCCTTTCAAACTATGGATTCTAGTGGCGAATACTTTAATATGGATGCAGTTTTGCAAGGCGACCCTGATTGTTGGGTAACTAACAGAACCGAACACGAAAACAAAAAAGTAGAAATATTTGTAAATGTGTTCGCTCCTTCGGGTGTCAAGGCTGATAAGTTCTACGAAAGATTCTGTGAGGTTATTGCCACCGTTAACGAGTACCAAAAAAATAAAGTAAACACAAAAATAACTTTTATAGGTATGGCAAAACCAACATCTGCAAGCAACCCCTATCTGTTCGAGGTATGCGTAAAAGATTACAAGCAACCCGTTAACCTCGCAAACCTTGCTCACTTATTCTGTACTCCCTATTTGCTAAGGTATGCAATGCTCAATGTTGTTAGCTTAAAAGTTGACAACTGCGGGGCTGCTCAATCAAATAGTGAGTGGGAACAAACATTCGCTCAAGATAAAATATATTTCAAATCATTATATAACTAACTGTGTTTAGTTTGTACCCGACCCCCTCGTGCTAAGGGTGCAACTATTCCAAAACAAACAAACAAAATGACACAAAAGGAATTTACAGCCAAAATTAAAGTAATGGCAAAAGAACATCAAAAAGCACTATTAAAAGAGTGCGAAAGGCTTTATAATAGCGGAGGAGTTGATACAGAAAATGCAGAAAACAATTTTATATTGCCCAAAACAATTATTCATGTGGCTTTATTAAATGAAGCTAATCAATACAAACCTTTATCCAAAGAATCACAAAAAGACGTTAAAAACTTAATTCATTTTTAAACCATGTTAAACTCCGTAAAAGTTTTCTTCGAGGATAGTCAGTACGACTATACGACAAGCGTAAGCAGCACAATAGACGAAAAGGCTGCAAAAGATTACTTCGTAGATAAAATGTTCAGCGTTGAGCGTTATCCCCTCGAAGTATTTAAAAAGTGTATCAAAATTGAATTTACGAAAGGAAAAGAAAATGAGTAAAGATTTATTTGAAGATTTAGACAATGCACCCGATGAGTTAAAAGCAGTAATTATCAAACACGCTTTTGATGACGAAACGTATGAGAATTGCCAATTGCTATTGCAAGAGTGTAGAGCAATTGGGTACACCTTTGACTATGGATTAGATGCTAGTCCTTATAACCTTAGAAAGATGCCAAAACATAACGGCTACATAGGCTTTGCAAGGGCTTTAAATCTAGTAAACGAAGGATTTAAGTTTAGGCAAGATATGAAACAAACGTGGTTTGAACTTTACAAGGACGACCAAAAATTCAAGTTAAACAAAACAAACGCAAAACTAATTAAAGAACATCTATGCAAAACATAATGCAAGACCCCAAAAATCAATTTATTATATTTGAGTTTATAGTAGTATTCTACTTTGTATCAATCATTTTGTATAAACAATTTAAAAAGAAAAGATAATTATGAAAACTAAAAAACAAATACCAATACCTAAAGTAGAAGAACAAGAACTTACGCTTACGCAAGCTGTTGAAAAAGTATTAAACTTTGATACGCAAGAGATTATTGATGAAATTGAAAAGCAGTTAACGCCAACTAATCATAAATACTTCTTAGATGAAATGGCTGAAAAATTATCCGAACATGGCTACATAGTAGTAATGCCCGAAACTCAAAAGGAAAGCATGAAGATTGAAAGCTTCCTCAAGATAGTGTACCCTAATTTAAACCAACAAAAATTTATACTAAGCTAATATGGAAACGAATCAACAAAAAATTAAAGACTTACAACAAAAGGTAGAAATACTAACAATAGAATTGTCGGACGAAATATATAGTATATGCGAAAGTTTAGACTATCATAATTGCAGCCGATTTAGTTATAATGTTGATAGGTTAAAAGAGTTTAATAAACATTTACAAGAATTTAAAATAATAGAATATGGAAGGCAAATATAGTAACATATTTCACGAGGATATGTACCCCACCCCCTCCAAAGTCCTTGACCTTATGCAAATTGATTGTGTAGGGCATACGGTACTTGAGCCGAGTGCAGGGAAGGGTAACATCATAACCTACCTTAAATTACATGGTGCTGCAAATATTTCTTTCTGTGAGATAAACGAAGATTTAGCAACTATCTGCAAGCCAAAGGCAACATTCATTAAAAATGATTTCTTAAAGGTAACGGGTGAAGAAATAAGCCACATAACTCAAATTGTTATGAATCCTCCTTTTTCAGAATCTAAAAAACATATATTACACGCTTGGAATGTTGCCCCTGATGGGTGCGAGATAATAAGTTTATGCAATTCAGATAGTATAAGTCATTGGGGAAGACAAAGCGAAATAGGTACGCTTATAAGTTCTTATGGTAACTCTGTTAGCTTAGGCGAATGTTTTAGCACAGCCGAAAGAAAAACAAACGTAAGTGTATCTTGTATTAAACTTTACAAACCCGTTACCAATCAAAGTACAAACTTTGAAGGCTTTTACATGGATGCTGAACCTGAAACAGCAGGAAGTAACGGCATAATGAAATACAATGAAGTTCAAAGCCTTGTTAATTCTTACATGGGTGCTATTAAATGCTATGACGAGTTTTCTGTTATTAACGCTAGAATGACAAGCCTTTGCAGCCCCGTAGGTATGGGTAATGGGTTTTCTTATTCTGTTGCTTACGATAAAACGGTTGTTACTAAATCCGATTTTTCTAAACATCTGCAAAAAAAGTCTTGGAAGTACATCTTTGATAAAATGAATTTAAACAAATATCTTACAAGCGGAGTTATGAAAGATATTAACAATTTTGTTGAACATCAATCTAACATCCCCTTTACGGTTAAAAACATTTATAAGATGTTTGATATTATCGTGGGTACTAAAGACCAAACTTTTAACAAGGCACTCGTTGAAGCTATTGACAAATTCACACAGCATACACACGAAAATAGATATGGCGTTGAAGGATGGAAAACCAATAGCGGATATATGCTGAATAAAAAGTTTATCGTTGATTATATAGCAGAACCAAGCTATGTAAGAGGTTTGAGGGTAAAAGGATATGGAATCAACTTTGAGAAGATAGAAGACTTAATCAAAGTTATCTGTAATATAACGGGAACTAACCACGATAAAATGATGAGCATTGAATACGCTAACTGCGATAAGAATGAAGAGGGTTATTTGACCGAGAAAGGACATAGGGTTTCGAGCGATAGAAATACAGGGTACGGAGATAAGATATTAAGATATAATCAATTTGAACCTAACACATGGTACGATTGGGAGTTCTTTGAGTTCAAGTTGTTTAAGAAAAGCACAATGCACCTTAAATTTAAAGATGAAAAAATTTGGGAAAAACTTAACAGAGCGTATGCCAAAATAAAAGGAGAGGTATTGCCTGAAAAAATTTAAAAACTAAAACAAACACAAAAAATATGAAAAAATTAAATCAAATTTGTAATGGTAGTATAACCATAAATCCATTTGTAATGATGCAAGCAGAAATAATTAAAATAGGTAGTAGGGCTATTATTAAAACCCCCGAAAAAACCATCAAGTGTAAAGACCTCCAAGAAGCTATAATATTCGCTAACACTAAAGGATATGTTATTACGAACAAAGAGTCTTTGCCCTTGTTCTTTCAAAATCAAATTATAAAAAACTAAAACTATGGAACAAGAAAAATGTATAGTACATGATATTGGCGACCCCTCTGTCGGTATTCAATCTCAAACGTGGGTACTTGATTGCCCCTTTCACAAGGACGAAGAAAAAGAAAATATAGAGTTCTTTAGAAGTAAGATATATGAATTGTACTCTGAGTTTTCAGAAAGTAGAGTTTATGTTTCTTTTAGCTTCGAGAGTGATATGGATTATTAAACTTTAATAAAATAACAATGGAAAAAATAAAAATATGCCCCGACTGCGAGGGTAGCGAAGATATAGTATCTGATTGCTGCGGAGCAAGTATTGATTCAGATATGCTAATATGCTACGAATGTAAAGAACATTCAGATATAGCTGTTTGCAATACTTGTAATGGCGAAGGAGTAATAGATTAAATTTCAATTAAACTTTCAAAAACAATAGTTTTCTATAAATAATTAATTACATTTGTTAAACAATTTAATAAACAAACAATGGGAGCAAGTAACAGTAACTCAAAGCAAATCAAGTTTTATTCCCTTAAAGCAAAGGCTGATGAAACAAACAAACCACATTTCGGATTTTACGAGAAAGTAAATGACAAGTGGCAAATTACAGAAACATTTGATACTATATCGGGTAGCCTCGTAGGTGCTGAAATAGCTGTCAAAGAGTATCAAGGTGCTAAACAAAACATCTTTAAGATTAAGTTAGCAGATGGAGATGAAATCTCACAGATTGAGATGACACACAATTCTATTACCTACTCTATTATCAACACATTATCATCGTTAGCACACACACTTGGGGAGTTAAAGATTAAAGTTTACAAGTCGTCAAAAGATGGCAAACACTATGGAAATGCTTTTATTGAAAATGAAGGGCAGAAAATGGCGTGGGCTTTCCAACCTAGTGAAGCACCTAAAAGGTTAGCGGTAACATTACCGAGTGGTAAGCCTATGTTAAAAGATGGGATACAAGTGTATGACGATTCTGAAACAAGAGAGTTCTACGAAAATGTATTTACTACTAAAATCGTAAACTTGGTTAAAGGCACAACAGATGTACCTACACAAAGAGAACGTGTAATAGAAAACCAAAAAGCTAAGAACGAAGCAAGCGAAGACTTCATGGATTCAATTCAAGATTTACCGTTTTAAAATTTAACAATTATGATTAGTACAAAAGACTTAGCCCTCGAACAGAGGGAGTACGAGCAATCATTGCTCACTAATGCAGAAATCGAACAACTTAAACAAATAGAACATGAAAATTCAGAGAGTAAAGATTAAAGAGTTTAAGAAACTTAAAGACATTGATTTAAAGATTGATGGTCAAAATATATGGATAAAAGGCGAGAACGGCATGGGGAAATCAACCCTCATGCAGTTCATAGAAGCCGCTTTAGGTAGTAAGAACGCTATTCCCCCCAACACTAACGGAAGTGGACACGTTTGGGCTGATAAAGATGGAAAGCAATATGTTTTCTCTTTAGAGTTAAAAGATGGTAAAACAAAAGTAGTAGTTGAGTGCGATGGTATGAAAGATAGTAGCAAGTCTGCTATCGCTGCTATCGTGGGTAAGATTGACTTTGATATTGATGAGTTCGTTAAACTATCCGAAACAGAAAAGGGACGTAAAGAGCAAGTTCTTATCTATAAGAATATGATGCCTCAAGAGGTTATCGAATGGATGGCACGAATTGAACACGATATTAAAGCAGAGTTTGAAGACAGGGCAGGTGTTAATTCTAAAATAAAAACTTTGGAGGGCTTTATCAAAGAGAGTCCCCTTTTCGGCAAAGACTTAGACATCAAGCCTAAAGATGCTGCTGAAATTCAGTACGAACTTGAGAAGGCTAATAAGATTAACGATATGTGGGATAGAGCCACAAACTCAATAGTAACACGCAAACAGAATATAGCTAAGTGGGAAGAAGAAATAGCTGCTTTAATGGCTAAGTGTGAGAAAGATAAAACAGATATTGATATTGCGGAGAAATGGCTATTTACCAACAAGAAGGTAGATATTGGAACTATTACATCTCAATTTGATACTATCAGCGAGCATAATAAAATAGCTCATCAGGCAGCCGAACAAAAGAAAAAGGTTGCCGAAGTAGAAAAGCTAAAAGAAGAAGCGGGTAACTATACCGTTAGGATTGAAACTAAAAGACACGAACTACAAGAATGTGTTAAGTCTTTAGACCCTATCGTAGATGGGCTTTCTTTTGATGAAGAGGGTTTGGTTTATAAAGGAACTCCCGTACATATCAATAGTATGGCTACAAGTGAGATTATAGAACTTGGCTTTAAAATGAAGATGGCTCAAAATCCCGAATTAGGTATCATCTGTTTAGAGCATGGAGAGAGCATTGGTAACGATAGGCTTAAATACATCTTAGAAATAGCCAAAAAGAATAATTGGCAAGTTATGTTGGAACACGTTGTAAGGGGTCAAGACAAATTAACTATTGAGTTTATAGGAGGAGAATATGACAAAACGTAGGGCAGATTTTAAAGCGCAAGGCTTTTTCAAGTATTTGCAAGACAAGTATAACATAGAAGATATGACGAAGGATTATAGCAACTATATGGATATTATAGAAAACTCTCAATCATCCGTAAAGCATTATCCTGAATTGGAAATTTCTAACACTATTTTTGAAGATATTCTTTCAACCGTATCCGCAGCATCGGGTGTCTATCGTCAAGATATTCTTTCTAAAAGCCGAAGGAGAGAAGTTGTTTTATCAAGACATCTCATAACATACTATTGCTATCGCAAGAGAATAGGTTCTCTCGCTTGGATAGGTAAGAAGCTAGGTAATAAAGACCATTCAACCGTAATTCACGCAAGGGATGGAATAGAAGACCTTTTGCAAGTAAAAGATAATAACCTTATGCCCTTGTATGAAATAACAAAACATTTATTAGATTAGTAATTATGAAACACTATTACCAAATAATCATTATAGCATCGGTTTCAATACCCACTATGCTATGTTTAGGAGTTGCTTTTAAAACAGCTTGGAATGATATTATATCTATCTACAAGAACAAGAAAGATATTGATAACCTTGAGCAATATAGCGATTCTGAAAAAAGGTTTTTCAAGGAAGTTATTTTTAAAGAAAATTGGATAGACTAATGACAACCAAAGAAGTAATACCTTTAATCAACAAACACATAGAATTTCTCACGCCACCTCAAAGGAGAACTATAAGTCGTATTCTCGCAAGTAATCCTGATGATAAAGTAGTAGCTACCGAAAGTATAGCGAAGTATTTAAAATGTGATTTAAGTAAGCTTTTGGAGGTGCTTATAAAAGGATAATTATGGCTAAATGGACAATGAACGACCTTAAAAATAAAGGTATGGCAAGAGTAAATGGGGTTTACAAAAAGATTGGGATTCCAAAAGTTAAAAAACTACCCCAAGATAAGATTGACGAGGTTTTAGAAACTCTAAGAAAAAAAGGTTTGGATAAATTAAGATGAGAAAAGGAAAGTACAACATAGCCCCCAAGTCGCAGCGTACCCTCAAAGGAGTTACTTACATGAGTAAACTTGAGATGAGATACAGAAAGCATTTAGACTTACTTACCAAAGCAAAGGGTAACGATAAAGTGCTAAGTATTAAAGAACAAGTGCCTTTTCCAATTATCATCAATGGTATTACTTGCTTTAAATATCTTTTAGACTTTGAAGTGCAATATCCTAATAGAGTGGAGTATGTGGATTGTAAGGGCATGAAAACTGCTATCTATTCTTTAAAAAAGAAATGCGTACAAGCGTATTATGGTATCAAGATTAAGGAAGTTTACGATAAGGACTTTTAACAATATTAACCCTTTGTTCAACTAAGATAAGCGTTACGTTAATCGTAATAGATGTAGGTATCGAATCCTTCACATTGGGTTATTTTTTAAAAATATGGAACTTAAAAAGAAACTCTGCAAATGCGGATGTAATCAAATGGGGTACTATTGGAAGAGTGGATACCTAAAAGGACACCACCCTGACGACACGAAAAAGCCAATAAAAAAAGTATCGGAAAAAGGAAAGGTTAAAATGAAAGAAAGCAACAACTACTACCGAATGGCTATCGGAATTAATATCGTAAAAAACAAAGGCAAATGTATTTGTGAAGAATGTGGAAAGGAGATATTATATCCCGTTGGGGCAAACGTATCTCACATCATTTCTAAGGGGGCTAATCCTGCTTTATATACAAATATTCTTAATCATAAAATACTATGCGTTAAACATCATCAAATGTGGGAAACGGGAGATAGAAAGTCTATGAAGATTTACGAAGAGTGTATCAATATTAAAGAACAATTATTAAAAGAAAAATGAAAGTATTTTTAGACACAGAAACAACAGACCTTAAAACCGACAGAGGTGGGGTTATTTGGCAATTAGGCTATATTATCGAATACGATAATGGCGAAATATTAGAGCGTGAAATTCACATTGCACCCTCAAAGTATGACCTTATAAATGCAGTTACATTAGAGTTCTGCAAAATAACATTAGAAGAACTTAGGGGATTTACTCCTCACGAAGAAGCCGTAAAGATATTAATAAAAGACTTGAGAGGACAGAAGGGGGCTATGATAGGGTTTAACTCTCAAAAGTTTGACACAGAGTATGTTAATAAGTTTTTGTGGACAGCTAAAAAGAAATATACTGATTATTTTCACTCTCATAGTGTAGATGTTTTAGTGTTAGCTGCTAATAAATTTATTGATGAAAGACATTCTTTGGGGTCGCTATCACTTCAAAATATTTGCAAGCAAATGGGAATACCTTTTGACCCTAAACAAGCGCATGGGGCTTTATACGATGCAAGAATGACAAGACAACTTTACTATAAGTTAACGAAATAAATATTCATCTTACAATTGATTTTCAATTGATTACAATTAAAGTTAATTTATTTTATATCAATATATTCTTTTAGTGAATAATATATTTATCTTTGTGGCATAATATATAAAATATGAAAACATCAGTAACAATGGAACGTAAAATGGGTGATTTAATTGTTCATCAAAGAACACATGACGGAATGTTCAATGCAACAGCCCTCTTAAAGCAATGGAATACTACTAAAAAAACAAGGAAAGATGTTTCGGCATTTCTTAAACTTGACGCTACAAAAGAATTTATAACAGCCTTAGAATCAGCCGAAACAAGAAAAGTCGTATCGGTAATTAAGGGTGGGAATAAAAGTCAAGGTACTTGGATGAACCCTCTTTTATTTATTGATTTTGCCATGTGGATTAACCCTACATTTAAAGTACAAGTATTGAGATTTGTCTATGACGAATTGATAAAAGAAAGGAATGATGCAGGGGATAATTATAGAGTATTATCTGCTTCGGGAGTTAAGTTAAAAGGATATGATTTTGCGGAAGTTGCAGTTGCCTTGCAATGGATTATATTTAACACAAGCGGTAAAAACCTAAGACAAATAGCTACACAAGAGCAATTAAAAGAACTTAATGACTTGCAAACCAAATTAGCTTTTGCTATTGATATGGGTTACATTACAACATATCCTCAACTACTAGAAGAATTAAGAAAAATTTGGAATAACAAAAATAGGAAGTTTTAATTATGGAAGACAAAAAAAAGAAAAGAGGTCGCCCTAATATGTACAGCGAACCAACGGTTTCATTACACATAAAAGTACCAAAAAGCCATTATACAAGGCTTAAAACTATTTTAGAATATGAACTAAGTAAATTACAAATAACATGGAAATAGAAACAATCAAAATCGAAATTGACGAAAACTTTCAAAGGCTTGAAGCCAAAAGGTATCGCAGAGAACAACAAGAAGACCAATCTGATGAAAGAGATTTTATCAGACAAGCACAACAAGATAAAGCTGAAAGAATTGCAGCAGAAAGGGGATTAGACTAAATGGTTCTTGGATATACAATATTTATCGTTGCTATCATATTATTTATAATGGATAGACTCACAGATTAATCACATTTTAATTTTAGTAATCATTAAAAAATAATACATTTGCATTATGGATTTAACAAATATAACAAATATAACAGCCGAAGAAGCAAGAGAAATCTTTTCGGAAAGTAAAGAAAATGTTTCAATAGATGCTGTTAATCTTCTTATTAAAGAAACAGCACCCTTTGCTAATATCGTTATGCTTCAACCATCTCAAGCACTAACCGATAGGCATTTAGAAAGTCTAAGAGCAAGAGGTTTTAAAGTGGGGTACACCGATAGGTATATGATTTCGTGGGGGGGATTAATCTAATGAAGACAACCATAAACGATAAGTACAGCAGGTTGATGATTAACGATTCTCGAATAAGAAATCTTATCGCAGAACTTAACGGAGTTACGCTATTAACAGCTACTAATTGGATAAGGGGTAAAAGCCCAAAGCTAACCGAGTTCGATAATCTTAAACTAATAGCTACTTATTATGAGGTAGCAGAAGAAGAACTATTACATCACGAAAAAATTAATACTATAACGCTATGAACCTAACAGAAATCGCAATGGCTAACGAAAACTTAACTACTCTTTTGAATAGTATTCAAGAGAAACAAAATCAAATAGATGATTACTTGGTAAGGTGCGAAGAACTTAGAAACCACAAATACGGGGATTTGTACAATCATATCCCCGAAATTGTGGCTGAGATAGAAAAAGAAAAAACAAGAATATCTTTTGATAAACGCCAAATCGTAGAAAATATAAAGTATCTATACAGCAAAGTGGAGGTAACAAATGAGTGATAAACCAAAATTAGAAAAATGTTCATTTACATTTGTACAAGAAGGTAATTGTAATAGTACCACAGACATATATGAGATTTTAACCATAGAATGTGAATCTTCACTTGGTATAGATAATGATGAAGGTTGTTTTTACGTTTTAAAAACCAACACAGGTTGGAGCATAGACGATGTAAATGATTTAACAGAATTGATTACAAGAATTAATAAAGTAATAATTGGAGGTAACAAATGAGTAAACAGACATCCACAGAATGGCTATATGAACAACTAACTTCAACTTGGTTTGATAAGTCAAGTGGGCAGCATATACTTGAACAAGCCAAAGAAATGCACAAGGAGCAGATAATTGATACCTATATTGAAGCATCTGAAAATCCTGCTTTAATATTAGATGATGCGGAACAATACTACAACGAAACATACGGAGGTAAAGATGGAAAATAAACAAACAGCAGTAGAATGGTTAGTAGATGAATTTAAAGCATTAGGTATTTATAGTTCAACTCTTAAAGAAAAATGTGAACAAGCAAAAGAAATGGAAAATAAAACAGACATCCAAGAACTAATAAATCGCAATTATGCTGCTCAAATCAAAAGAGGGCAGATAACAATGGAGAAAACTTTAAATGATTTTCTTCAAAAGATAGATGAAGAGGTCAAAGAATTTAAAAATAGCCATACAAACGATGGTTATTTTGAAGATATTGATGACAAAGAACTAATAGACATCATGCTTGTATGCTTTTCAATGGCTAAACACTTCGGTATTGATTGGCAACAAGTAATGACCGAGAAAGTAGAATACAACGAAACAAGGGGGGATTAAAATATGCACGACCATCAAACAATATTTATAAAAATAATAATAGTTTTTGTTCATGTGTGGGTATTGATAATAACTTTAAAACCGATAATAAAAAAATATTATGAGTAATCCGCAAGAAAAAGCAAAAGAGTTATTTGGTAAATTTTGGAGAGAAACACCTCAACCTTACACTGAAAAAGTAGAATATTATAAAGAAAGTAAACTGATTTTTAATGATTGGGATAAAGATTGGACAAATAGATTAGCTAAACAATGTGCATTAATAGCAGTTAATGAGATAATAGATTTATTATGGCATACTTATAAAAATGAAACTGAATATAGATATTGGACAGAAGTAAAAAAAGAAATTGAACTATTGTAAATAACATTTGTATTTATTGTTTCGGGGGTTATATTTGTACCGCAGTTTGAGATTATGAAGACATTAAAAATAATTCCCCTTTCAATACATTGCCTAAGCTTGCATCTACGCAACTCTCGGACTGCCTTTGTATTGTTGGGGGGTTTTTGTTTATATGAATGAGTTTAATAAAAATCAATACGCAGTTTTAACAGCTTCTATACTTTATAGAAAAGATATAACACCACGCCAAAAGATTTTAGTAGCTATGATTTCTAACATGAGTAATGAAAAAGGATATTGTTGGGCTTCTAACAAACATTTTTCAGAATGTTTTGACTGCGAAGAGCGAACAATTCAAAGAGATTTACAAGAGTTAGAAGAGAAAAAAATACTTAATCGTGTAATTAACTTAAATTCAGACGGTTCTGTTAAATTTAGGGCGTTAATAATAATAGAAGCAGGGGTGACACAGATGTCAGGGGGTGGTGACAATCTTGTCAGGAGGGAGGGTGACACAGATGTCATATATAAAAACAAAGTTTTAAAAACAAATAAGAAAAGGGTAGAATTTACCCCTCCAACTATTGAAGAAGTAACTACTTATTTTGTAGAAAAAGGATATAGTAAACATACAGCAGAAACAGCATTCAATTATTATCAAAATTTAGAATGGAAAGATTCTAATAATAAACAAGTAGTTAATTGGAAATCAAAAATGATTGCCGTATGGATGAAAGAAGAAAATAAAATAAAATCAGTTGAACCTTTTAAAATTACATTTCCACGATGAAAGCATATTCAGATTATGGGATAGATATTCCAAATAATAAATATAAAGGGGAGGTAGTTGCTATTTGCCCCGAATGTTCGCACACCCGAAAAAAGAAAAAAGAAAAGTGTTTAGGTGTAAATTTAGATAAAAAAATATGGCATTGTAATCATTGTGGTTGGAAGGGGGGGTTACCTAATGAGTTTAAAATAGAAACAAAAACTTATATAAAACCAATAGCTTCAAACAAAACAGGAGCAAGTGAAAATTTAATTAAATGGTTTGAAAGCAGGGGTATTAATCAAGAAACATTAAACCATTTTAAAATAGTAGATAAAAAAGAATGGATGCCTCAAACCCAAAAGGAAGAAAATGTATGTATGTTTCAGTATTTTAGGAATGATGAATTGATAAATATAAAATATAGGGATGGTGCAAAAAACTTTAAACTACATAAAGACGCTGAATTGATATTTTACAATTTAGATTCTGTTAAAAATTTTGAAGATTGTTATATTGTTGAAGGAGAAATAGATTGCTTGTCTTTATACCAATGTGGAATATTTAATGTTTTAAGCGTTCCTAATGGAGCAAATTTGAATAGTAATAACCTAACATACATAGAGAATAGTTATGACGAAATATCGCATTTAAAAAGGTTTCATATTGCAACCGATAATGATGTTGCAGGTAGAATGCTTAGAGATGCTATTGCTACAAGGTTTGGCAAGGAGAATTGTGATTTTATAACTTTTAATGATTGTAAGGATGCTAATGATTGTTTGCAAAAATATGGAACAGAAGAAGTTATGGACTGCATATCTAAAAAATATCAGTTTCCAATAGAGGGTGCTTTTACGATAGAAGATTTTAATGATGATATTGATGACTTTTATTACAATGGATTGCCCGTTGGAGCTAAAATAGGAGTAGAAGAAATTGACAAATTAGTTTCATTTCACAAAGGGTATATATCTGTAATTACGGGAATACCCTCACATGGAAAAACAGCAGCACTTGATTATATTATTACGAGATTGAATCTAACCGAAAAATGGACAGGAGCTTTTTATTCCCCCGAAAATAAACCTACAAAATTACATTTTAGTAAATTGGCAAGGCTTTATATAGGAAAGTCTTGGGATGGGTATAATAAAATGACGTATGATGAAATGAGCGATGTTAAAGAATACCTTAATGATAAGTTTTGGTTTATAAAGCCTGAAAAAGATTTTACATTAGATACAATACTTAGTAGTGTTAAAAGGTTAATTTTATTAAAAGGTATTGATTTTTTTGTTATAGACGCTTGGAATAAATTAGAGCATAAAGACGATAGTACGTCTTATGTTGGCAAGGAATTAGATAAATTAGCAGATTTCTGTGAACTTAATAATGTACATTGCTTTTTAGTTGCACATCCTACAAAGATGAAAAAAGACAAAGATGGAATAAGATTTGAAGTTCCAAGTCTTTATGATATAAGCGGTTCTGCAAATTTTTATAACAAAGCCGATTTGGGTATTTGTATTTATAGAAATTTTGACACCAATGTAACAACAATGATAATTCAAAAAATAAAATTTAATCATTGGGGCGAAACGGGAGCTATTGATTTAAAATACCAATTACAAAACGGAAGATATTATTTAGAAACAAAAGGTTCAGATAATTCATCATGGTTAAAAAGAACACAAAATTTAGGAGTTTTATCTACCGTAACAAAACCAATAGTAGAGCAGTCTAATTTAAAGGACACGGAAAAATTTTCAAATAAAACCATTAAACCAAGTTTGAAACTTGAATCATTTAATGTTGAGGAAGAATATGATGATGATGTTGCGCCTTTTTAATCACATTTTAATTAAATAAATCAATAATAAATTAAACATTTGTAAAAATTATGGAAAGCAAAGAAGAGTTAAGTTTAGCTATGCGTAAGCAAGCAGAAAGAATTGACAAGGAGTGGGAGGAAAAAGTAAAGGTAATATCCTTTAGCTTCGTAAGGATTCACGCTTTATTAAAAGCTGCGAAACACGATAGAGATTTCATTTCACAGAATATGCAGTTCTTTAAAACAAGGAATACAGCAAAGAATGTTATGGATGCTTTCCATAAAATTGACTATGTGATACTTATGCTTGATAAAATATACGCCAATAAGAAAGAAGTACCCCCCGAAAAAGCATACGAAGCAGATGAGTTTACCTATAATATTGATGACTTTGTAGAAAAAACTCTTCGCCCCGAAATAGAAAAACAACTTGTGCAGCTTGGCGAAAGGGTGGGGGTATAACGGTTGAGTATATACGCTGTTTTGTGTGGTTTATACCCGAAGGGGTACGATATATCATTCATTAACTATAATTATACCCGATAAGGTATGATAAGTCATTCAGATAACGTTTTGCAGCTTGGCGAAGTACCGCCTTGCAGAATGTTTGATTTAAGCACAAAAGTTTGTGGCGGTATTTTGCCAAACTGCTGTTATAAGCTGGTGCGGATTTATAGCACAGAACTTGATTTGAAAGACGAACACCTTTTCTTTTCTTTTTTGTGCGGTGGCAAAAATAAAATTTAAAATAAAGTAGAATGATATATTTAGAACCTTGCGAAGAAACGCTAAAACGATTTGAAGATAATAGTATTGATTTGATTATTACTTCACCGCCTTACAACATAGGCAAAATGCACAGTAACAGATTGCAATTTGGAAGCTATGCCAATAATGATATGAAAGAACCTGATTATCAAAATTGGCAAATTGAAGTATTGAATGAATGTCATAGAGTGCTTTCTGAAAATGGAAGTATGTTTTATAACCATAAAGTAAGAATTAAAGATGGGAAAGCAATACACCCAATGGAATGGATTTTAAAAACCGATTTTGTGATTAAGCAAGAAATTACTTGGGATATGGGTAAAAGTGCTAATTGCGATAAAATACGCTTCTTTCCATTTTCAGAAAGGATTTACTGGTTAACTAAAAATCCAAAAGTAAAGTTGCTAAATAAAAATTCTTTATCTGATGTATGGAGATTAGTACCAACACACCAAAGAAAAGACCAAAACCATATAGCAGTAATGCCTGATGGAATTGTGCAAAACATACTTGATGCAATACCTAACAAACCGAATGTAGTTTATGACCCCTTTGGAGGAAGTGGAACGACAATGAAAGTATGTAAGCAGAATGGAATTGATTGTATAATTTCAGAAATTGATAAAGAAAAAGAAAATACCATTTTAGAAAAGGTGGGAGAAAAAAGAAAAGAAAAAGAATTACAAGCAGGAACTCTATTTGGAAACGAAATGTAGCACTTGCTTATAACGTTTTGCGGCTTTGTGTCTGTTTGCCCTTTGCACAAAGTTTCAAGTTACCACAAATGTTGATGGGGCAAATAGCACAAAGCCGCTGTTATACGCTGGCACGGATTATTAAGCGATAAACTTAAATTGAAACACGAAACAAATTTTTTATTAAAATGAGCGAGGGCAAAAAAGAAATATTATTAGGTGATTGTTTGGAACTTATGAAGGATATACCAAACGGAAGTATTGATATGATACTTTGCGATTTACCTTATGGAACTACGGCTTGTAAATGGGACACGATAATTCCATTTGACAAACTATGGGAGCAATACGAAAGGATTATTAAGCCAAATGGGGCGATTTTATTGTTTGGAACGCAACCATTTACAACAGAACTAATATTGAGCAATAGAAAATTGTTTAAGTATGATATGGTGTGGTGCAAAGACAAACCTGCCGACTTTGGAAATGGCAATATTAAACCATTAAGATACCACGAAACAATTTGTGTATTTTATACCAAAACGCCAACATACAATAAACAATTTGAAAGCAGAAAAGGAACTGGTTATTCAAGGGCTAAATATCCTGTAAATTACATAAACAATTCAGAACATAAATTTGGAATGAAAGATGGCTCTTTTGATTATGCAAATAAAGACAGAATGATTGGAACAGTTATAAATATTACAACTGGTGCAAGAGGTAGCATAAAACATCCAACTGTAAAACCTGTTCCTTTATTTGAACACTTAATTAAAACCTACACCAATGAAGGAGAATTAGTATTAGACAATACTGCTGGAAGCGGAACGACTGCAATAGCTTGTTTAAATACGAAACGCCAATTTATTGTAATGGAAAAAGAACAAAAGTATTATGATATGATTTTAAAGAGGGTGGGAGATTTTAATAAAAAATTTGAAACGCAAACTCTCTTTGGAAACGAAATGTAGTGCTTGCGTATAACTAATATATTACGAATAGTTGCGTATATCAAATAAAATGTTTATATTTGCATTATGGATTCAATCACAAACTTTAACGAACTGATGTATTTAAAAAATTTTAGTTCAAGTACAATAAAAATGTACAATTCAAGTATTATTCAATGCTCTAAGTTTATTAAAAAAGAGCCTGAAAATATAAACGAAACTGATATTCGAGGATATTTACTTAAAAATAAACATTTGTCATCATCTACAAAAATGAGCATAATTAATTCATTTAAAACATATTTTAGATTGTGTTTTGATAGAGATTTTGACCACAAGATATTGCCACGACCAAAAGTCGAACAAAAACAGCCTGATATATTATCTATTGAAGAGGTACAAAGCATGATAACAAATACTGCTAACCTAAAACATAAGGCTATTATCTGTTTAATGTATTCGTGCGCTCTTAGGGTAAGTGAAGTTGTCAACTTAAAAATAAAAGATATTGATTCTAATAACAATAAAATAAATATCCGAAATGGCAAAGGCAAAGTTGACAGAATAACAATGTTAGATTCTAGTTTACTTGAACTTTTAAGGGACTACTATCGTGAATATAAGGTAAAAGAATATTTGTTTGAGGGCGCAAAAGGCGAAAAGTATTCAGTAAAAAGCGTTCAATGTATTATAAAGAAAGCTGCAATTCCTTTTAGTAAAAACATATCATCCCACTCTATGAGACATAGTTGCCTGACCCAATTAATAAAAAATGGAGTTGATTTAAGAAGCGTACAGAAATTAGCAGGGCATAAAAATATAAACACCACTGCTAATTATATAAAAATTATTGATACTGACATTACTCAAATTGAAAGTCCTTTATGCTCTATAATTTTAAAAAATGATAACGAACATTTCAGCTATACCAAAAAACACAATAATTAATTGTGATTTTGTAATAATAACTCATTATTTACCTAACACTAATTATGTATTTGAAAATGAAAAAGTTTTTAAAAAAATTGGATACAAATTAAAACCTATATCAACTTATGTGAGTGGAAGATGTAAAGTTATTAAAATTAATGGGAAACCTCTTTCAGTATCAAAATTAAATCAATTAAAGAAAAAATGTATTATGGTATTTGCTACTAATATATTTGAAATGCCCTTCTAAAGTTTCAACAATACAATAACAATTGCTTCTCCTATTACTGCTATCCATAACCAACGAATAGTAGTTTTATGAGAAGCATTTTTAGCTACTAACTTTTCGTTAACTACACCTAATCGAATATTTTCGTATCGAAGCGTATCAGCCAATACTTTGTAATTTAATTTGTCTTGTTGCAAATAAAGTAACTTTATGGCTGTTATGCTATCTTTCATGCGCCAATACTTTATTTCATAAAAACATTTAGTAGATTGCGCTATCGCAAAGCGGTTGGTAGAATCTTGCCTTCTCTGTCCATAACTTGAATAAGCTGTCAAATTTAAGGCTATCAATAGCAATAGTTTTAGTAATAAATATTTTCCTTTCATGGTATATAAATGTGTCTTGTTTCTTAAATATTGTATCATGCTGTTTTTCTAATCTCTCAAAGCTATCTCTCATATTCTCTACCCACTCCCTATCGTAGCTATTTGGCTTCGGTTTTGTATTGAAGTAAAATATTACACAAATAGTAATTGCGGTTATTATAGCTATGTGAGTTACTTTCATATAGCAAAGATACTAAAAGCAAACAACCCAACAAATTCTTGCGGTTAATATGTTAGCTTTTCTCCGCATTTTTGCGGTAAATAGCTATTATATTAAATATAATTATTTAGTCTTCGATGCCCAATCATTAAGGATATTAAAAAAAATACACCCTATTGTAACCAATACAGGAAATACATAAATGTTATCGCAGGGTATTGATAATAGTATGCAGACTTGAATTACTTCTAAAAAAGTTGCAAAATGCCACGCATCGTAAAACATCGGGAAGTATCTGTGTAGCCAATTAGTTTTAGGTGCTTCTTTTGCAGCTCTACTCCAAAAGTATGACCAACCAATTTTAGTGAAAAAATCATAATGCGCTATTACATCCATTATAAATTTTAAAAGCATAAATGTTAAAATATTAGATATTGCGAAAGTTATCATGTGTTGCATAGGTTAATGATGATATTTTTAATTAGTAAATTTTCCCGTCAATAATAGTTTTATTTTCGACCATATAATCTCCATTCGGTTTTACTTCAATATACGCAAAGCCATGCGACCAATTATTATAAGGCATATAGCCTGCGAACAAATCGCAAAGGCAAGCTGTTGAATATACTTTAACTAATTTACCCCCTAATGTCCTTTCAACGTGTTCTGATTTTCTGTGATAATGACCTCCGATTACACTTTCGCCTGTTTTTAAATATACTGCTCTTGCAGGATTAACACCTCCGCTCTTTAATGGTAATTCGTGATAGTGTAATACTTTTAACTCACCACAATAACCCATCTGCTTGTCTTCAATTAATTGAATATTTAACTCGTTAAAATGAAGAATAACAGATAGTTTAAATTCTTCCATATCCAATAATTCAACTGCTTTGTTTCTCAAAAAAGCCTCCCATCTATTTTCATGGTTTCCCATTTTAAATATAATTAAAGCCTTTGGAAACATTGCTCTCAAACCATTTAGAAAGTTGCGTGTTAAATCTATCTCATATTTAAAGTTTCTTTTGCGGGGGTCTTTGTCAAATCTGCTCAAAGCATACATATCCATTGTGTCGCCATTAAGCCATATAGTATCAATTTCTTTCTCTATTCCATATTCTAATGCAGCAAACAAAGCATCATCGTTTTGATAAGGGAAATGAATGTCAGATAACATCAATACTTTGCTGTTTGATTTTGGCAAATAGTACGGTTCTATTTTATCCGTTTCTCCTTTTGGCAAATCTTTTTTTAGTAGTTCAAATTGTTTCCGAAATTCAACGTGCCTTTCTTGTTTGTTTCTAACACCCTGAACACCTTTCAAAGCCCTTATGTGACTTCTAACTTGTTCGAGGTCTTTGTATACACTTTTGTTTTCAGCATAAATCTTCTTTGCTAAAGTCATATTCGCAGTGTTTGGGAACTTTAATAAATATTCCTTTGCAATATCTGATTTAATACTTGTTTGACCTGCCATAATTTTTATTTATTCTTCTATGTTTACTTCGTAAATTGATTTCAAAGAAAAATGAACTAATTTTAAAGCCATACGTTTTATATCGGCTATCATTTCTTTTTCTTCATTTGAAACCATAGCCGTATCAATTGTTTCAACCATTTGGTAGGCGTAAGTTGAAGAAGATATAATCTCTGAAAAAGTTTCAGCTTCCTCATAAACTACTTCTTCTAAATCTGTTGTTGAAGTTTCCATATATATCTTCGTCCGAATAATTTGGCTCTATCAAAGGTATCTCAATTATATTTATTTCTTCAACTTCCATTTTTAATTTATTGTTATTTAATAGTCAAAATTTGTTTTCTGTTTTTTTCTTTTTTTAGTGAAATATGAACCCATGTATAATTAAATTCATTAATACATTGGTCAAAATCCAAACCACTTGAAACTATATAATCAAAAATCTTTTTATTTTCAATCTTATTTCCTCCGCTAATGTCTATTGCTTCTCCTTTAACGTGCTGTGAACTTGCTGACCCTTTTACTGCTTTATTTAAAGCAACACATCTAAAGAATGAATTAATCTTTATTGGTTTTTTATACCATTTACGAATAGGCTCAAATAGATTCTCTGCTACATATTGCATATTTGATAACACTTCCGAAGTCGGTGTATTATCTATATTCATTCTCAATGCTGTTGGGCTTTCTATTGCCTCATTTAAACTTATATGTTTGCTAATTTGATTCATTATTAAAAAGATTTGCTAATCCATCTATAACTGCACCGCTTACTAATATCCAAAATGCCACCTTTTCTTTACCATTGATGTAAGCAGCTCCCGAAATTGTACCTAATATAGATTTAATGGCTAATAACCATTTCTTGACATTCTTGGGGGTGGGTTCAAAATAATTTCTAAGTGATATGTTTTTCATTTTTTCAACCCTTTCTCAAATTCGTCAATTGACTTATTGGTTATTTTTTTAATAATCCAATTAAAGAAACGATACATCCAATATATAATTGTGCAAATTGAAGCTATGGAGGCAAATAAAAAATTATGTTTCTCAAGTAAGGCTATGAAGCCTACTAATGATACTAATATGTCTAAGAATCTAAAGTGCATATTGAGGTCTATTTTTTATATATTATTGGGATATATTCTATTTGAGGTAAATCTTTTACCCATAAGTAATTTTCAT